CCCCGATAACTCTCTGATACAAGTCTCGAAAAAATAGAAGTCTGGGTGTAGCGTAGCCTGGTAACGCACTAGCTTTGGGAGCTAGGGATCGCTGGTTCAAATCCAGCCACCCAGACCAGATTATCCGTTAACAGCAAATACAGCTGTACCTAAAATTATAATAAGCCAAAGAATACCTAAAAAAGTATAAGCAACTCCTTTAATCCATTTCATTTCTTTTTCTTACATTTACATCGTGGAGCAAATAACCATTCAGTAAAGTTATCTATTGCTCCTAAAAATTTTATTATATATTTGTCAATCATTTTCTTATTCTAAAATTAATTTTTTAATTGATAATGAGCCATCAATATTAGTTTCAAGTTCAGCTTTTGTACGGATACAAGAATAGACAATGTTATCATTTTTAACTTCTCTCATAGCTAGCCTCTTACCTTTTAAGCAGCTGCTTAAATCAGTTTGTATTCTTGCCTCCTTGATCTCATTATTAACTAGGAGAAGTAAAGCTATAACCATCTGTTCCATCAATGGCTCCCGTTAGCTCTTACTTTATCTTTTATTTTTTCAAGACTTTCCTTTATCTTCTCTATATCTTTCATAGCGTAGGTAATATTTACATTGTTGTTTCTCATCAACTCCATTTCTCCTTGGATACTCTCTACCTGGGATGCAATATGCTCTAGGAGCATAAATTGTTCTTGATCTGTTGGGAGTTGCTCTGATTTTTTTAAAAGATCAGCTTGGTGTAATTCTCTACTTGTCTCTAGGCTAGTTAATCTAGCAGTTAATTCGGTATAACCAATAATTCCTAAACCAACGGCAACGCATAAAGCAATTAAATTCCTTAACGGGAGAGAAATATTAGTGTTGTCATTTATTTTCATCTGCCACCACCCTTGTATCTTGTAAGTTTCTTCTGTCTTTTTTCTGATTTATTTAAAGATTTTTTATGTACGCCTGGCCGCTTCTTTGGTTTATCCCTTGGTACAAAATGGGTAAACTTAATACGAGCCATTATTTTTTCTTTCGGTTCATCAACTTGTCAGAAACTCTAGATCCAAAACTTGCTGTAAAGACGATGATTACGAGATACCATACGCTATCTGGGAGATCATTTATGATTGCTACCCATTCTCTAAAGTTTTCTCTAGTACCTGGAAACCAACCAGTAGTTAGCATTCCAATTAGCCAGAGCATTAATATCTCATCCTTGTATGATTGATCCTGGCTTTTGATCCTAGTTATATCTACATCTTTAGCTGCTTCTATTTCAGCAGCTCTAATTACTTTTTGTTTTTCAGCCTTGTGTTTAAAATGTTCTGTTGCTTTATTAAACACCATTTTAGTTAATGGGTTTTTTATTATGCTTAAAAATTGTATCATGCGCAGCTCCTAACTAGCTCCGCCAGGCTTTCACATCTTGACGTAGTTTGCTTATGCCAATTACTGTCAATCATTTCATCCGCACTTTTATTGTAATCTCCAGCTTCTAAACCTTCCCACATTTTTTTAAATTTCATAACTCTTGGTTTTCCAAGTTGGAAACACATTTCACAAATGACACCTTTAATAGTTTCTGGTACTTCTATTTCTTCCAAAAGTTCTTCAGCAGATGTGAGAGCAATCTGAAAGTCATTGTCAAAAACAGTTTCAAGCTGCTCTTTAGGATACGCCACACCTTCAACAAAGTCATCGGTAGGTAAAACCAGATGGCCATAACCAATTGTAGCGAAACCCAGGCTATCGGAGTACACAGTATCCCTAAACCCTTCGTGTTCCTTAATTCGTAATTTAACTTCTTCCATGTTTCATTTACTTTCTGGATCAAAATTAATAATTTTGACACCTAATCTCTTTTGTTCGCCAGTTCTAGCTCTAGCAATTTTGTAACCATTCTTGCGGTAGTTTCTTGTTTTGACATCATAAGCCGTGTACTCTCCCGTCTTTATGTTAAGAACTAATATATCTACTGGCCCCGCACCAATGGGTGTAAAGACTATTAAGTTTGGATCCTTGGCAAACTTTGCAGCAGCTAGTAGTTCGTTTGATAAACCTTTAGCGTTGGTTATTCTATTTCGTGAAGTAGTAGAAGATTGAGCCAAGTAAACCACCTATGAGTATTATTATAGTAGCAGCTCCTTTACCTCTATTCATGTCAGCTTTTAATGATTTAATATCTCCTCGCATTTCATCGATTGCTTTGAACAAAGTTTTCATTCGTTCTGCGCAAACCTTTTCATGGTAAGATATTCTAATTCCATTAGCATCTTCTATGTTAGAGTTTGTAGTTTTCTTTTTTGCCATCACGTTTCCTCTATTGCTTCACAACTAAATTTAGTTGCAAGGCGATATTTGTTTATAGTTTTTTCATCTTCTAAATCTAAATATTTTTGGCTGGTATCTAACGCAGCCATTGCGCATTCTTTCCAAGTATTGAATTGTAAATTAAATTCTACTGGATCTTTGCAAGTATTTTCTAAAAAAGAGCATACTGATATAAGCAGTATAAACTTCATTGCTTATGGTTTAGTTGGCCATGTAGCATCTTCACATTTAGCAACAGTATCTTTACCAGCTGGTAGATCTCTTAATTGCTGTCTGTAAGTTCTCATATTATCAGTAAGTGTTGCATCTGATAAAGCCAGGTAATCTGTTTCAGCAAGTAATCTATTTCTTTTAGATCTTAAATCAGCTAATGCTCTTGCTGGAGCAGCGGCTAATACAGCTGCTTCTTCATTGTCTCTAGCAGTTTCTTCTTCAGCTGTGAACTGAACAGACACTCCATTTATATTATGAAATCTTGGCATAATTTATTCCTTGTTTGTTGTTGTTGTTAATTGTTAAGCGATGCTGAAAGCATCAAATTCTATGCAATACCATAAAGGCAAATATCTCCAGCGTCTATGTCGCCAGAATTAAAATTTACTCTAAATCCTGTTATTGCAGAAGTAGTGTTGCAATATCCAGCACCAAAATCATTTGTTGCTCCAACTACTCCACCCCAATCAGTTGACATAACACTTATAAAATGTTTTACAAATGTTGTTGATGATGGATTAAACAAATGTAAATAGCCACCTATACAAGCCTCATTTTCATTTCCTACACTTTGACTAATTACAAAATCAGAAGTTGATTGTGCTAAATCTCTGCCTGTACTATATCCTAAACCTGTATAATTTTGATCTTGGTCTTGAACTGCACCAAACCAAGTAGTAGTTTTTGTGACATTAAAATTAGTTCCATCAGTTGTAAAATTACCTTTTAATGGCACATCATTATTAGCTGGGTGCATATTGTTAAATGTAAATAAATATTCTTTATAAGTATTATCCAAGACAACTCCACTTGCACCATCAACAAAAGATAAAGTAGCAGAAGATGATGCTGTTAGCTTTTTAATTAATGTCATACTGCCTAATCCTGTAATACTACCAAATGCTGTTGCATCTTTAACACCTCTGTTGTTTAATTTAACTATGCTCATTAACTATCCTTAATTCCAAAGAGTTTAATTTTGCCACTTTCAATATTTCCATTTGAAAATTGAAATCTAATTGCATTTATAGCACTTGTTGTATTTCCATAACCACCAACAAAACATTCCATTGTTTGATTATCTTTTTCTGCTAGATTTACTGTTGATATAAAATGTTTAACAAATGTATCTGATGATGGATTAAAAAAATGCATTATACCAGAATTAGATTGATCACTATCTCCTCCAGTTCTTCTTGTTAAATAAGCATCACTAGTTGCTTGTGTCACATGATAAACTGTATCATAAGTAAGACTAGCAGCACTATCATCTTCTTTGTGAAGTGCTTTAAAAAATGTTGTTGTTTTTACAACATTATAATTACTACCACTATCTGTACTTATATTAAATTCAAATTCTCCACCATCATTAGCTGGGTGGATATTAATAAATTTAAAAACATAAATAGGATATGTGCTATCAAAAACTACACTAGAACTTCCATGTACAAATGCTAGACTTGAAGAACCACTAGCAGTTAAAGTTTTAATAGGTACTAAAGCACCACTTGGCATTGAAGCCACAGAAGAAACAGCACTTATGCTATTGTTATTATATTTAACTAATGCCATATAATTTTATTACTCCATCAAATGTGCCAGATGACATTTTAAACTGAACTCTAGTTAAAGCTGTTGTTG